ATGAAATATTAGTAACGGCTGGGACAACTGCGGTTGTCTCTGTAGCAGCCACCCTTACAGCTACAGCAGCTTTTAAATGGGTTGTTACTGCATTGAAACCAATACTAAAAACCACATGGAAGAAACTAAGCAACCTAAGAAAGGGTTGATAGGTAAATTAAAAGACATAGGTGAAGAAAAAGAACATCAACTAGAAGTCTTAGGAACTCTAGTTAGATTAGGCGTAGTTGTCTGGTCTGGTTTTATTATTACAATGAACTATGTTGATATACCGATGGTGAAGAAGTCTGGAAACAGCGATATCACTTTCGTAGCCAGCGTTTTTACGGGCGCGCTGGCAACGTTTGGCTTGACTACTGGCAAGAATGGCGGTAGCAAGACACCTACAAATTGCCCAATGGTAAAAAAACCAGAACAAAAATGAAGAAACTACTTCTAGTTCTGGCTTTGCTATCACCCAGCATAGCAAGAGCTAATACTGTGACCCCACAATTTACTTCAGGGTCAATGAACTCAACGACCACTACCACTCAAACTATTGTGGAGACGGAGCAACGCCAAGTGTGGGGTGCTGCCGTAAATACGTGGTCAGGAAATAATGTAACTGCATCTGGAAACTTAGCAGACACAGCTACAACATTTTCAGTAACTAACACTTCACTACCGTGGAACTTAGAAACCACAACAAGAGCAGCAGGCTTAGTAGAACAAATAGACTTTACAAGAAACTATACAATAAACTCTACTACTACATCGCTCTCTGTATTCTCTCAGTAAGTCCTGTACTTGCAGAAGGAGACACCAATAATAATAGTAACCCCGTGGCAGCCGCGACGGGAAATGTTACAAATCAAGCTGTACAATTTCAAAATAATGGAGCTCCTAGCCGACAAGCCTTTGGTAGCAACATATCTTGCAATGGCAGTACGATGACATTTAGTCCATTTTATATGGGCAATGATACGCAACCAGAAACAGAAGACGGTTACGTTATAAACGAGAACTGGGGGTTTCAAATAAACTTTTCAGTTCCATTAAATAGAGATTTGACTAAGCAATGTGAACGCATGGCAGAAAGTCAAATACAAAAAAACAAATTAGACTTTGAGCTGGTTCGTGCTCTCAAATGTGCCGAGCTCCAGCAAAAGGGCTTTACCCTGCGACCCGGGTCACGTGTATACCACATATGTTCCGACGTCGTACCTATTCAATCACTATTAAAAAACAATGTTAGCAATCCTTAAACCATTTGTACTATCTGCACTTAAGTCGCCAAAATTTAAGACTTTCGTAGTTGAGCTACTAGAAAAATTAGTAGAACAAACAGATAACGATTTAGATGATAAGGCATTAGCAATAGTCAAAAAAGGACTAGGACTCTAATGGCAAACGTCAGTCTTAAAATCGGCAAACATAAAAGTCGGACTGGCGGACTCACCAAAGCTGGTCGAGAAAAGTACAACAGAGCTACAGGCTCTAACCTAAAAGCACCGCAACCCGGTGGAGGTCCTCGCAAAAGATCATTTTGCGCCCGTATGTCAGGGGTAAAAGGACCAATGAAAGATAAAAAAGGCAGACCTACTCGTAAGGCTCTTGCCCTTCGTAAATGGAAATGTTAATTATGCCAATGGGACCCGGAACCTATGGTTCACAAAAAGGTAGACCAAAGAAAAAGTCTTTTATCAAACAAGTGGATGCTCCAAAAGATGTTGCTAAAAGAAAAGTAACTGGTCAACTAAAAATGAATATGAAAAAAATGCCTCCTAAAGTACAAAAAAGACTTATGGATGCAATGAAAAGAAAAAAACAGGGGATGAGATAATGGCACATAAAGGTAAGGGCTCATGTGGCTCGAAAGGTAAAGGCGGAAAAAAGGGGTATAGATAATGGCTAGAACTATCGACATGGATGGATCAGAGTCTCGCTCTATTTCCGAAAGACAAGAAAAGAAAAAGAAAAAACCATATAACCCATATGGTAAAGGTTCAAACATGAATCCATCAAAAGCAAGTCAAACTACAGGACCATAATGGCTAAACGAGGACTATACGCAAACATTCACGCCAAACGTCTAAGAATTAAAAAAGGTTCTGGCGAGAAGATGAGAAAGCCCGGGCAAGCCGGAGCTCCAACTGCTGCTAACTTTAAACGTGCAGCTAAAACAGCAAAACGACCTAGATAAAACAATGGTTTTTAAAAGTACATTAACTTGGCAAAGAGAAGAAAGAATGGCTGCTGAAGCAAAAGCTGCTGAAGAAGCTAAGAAAAAAGCCGAGGAAGAAAAAAAATCTGAATAAAAATGAACAAAAAAGCAACCGAAGATCAGTTCAACGAGTTGCATAATCTGGTTACAAAGGAGTTTCTCTCTCGCATCAAAGCTGGAGAGGCAACTACTCAAGACTTAAAAGCAGCTTGTGATTGGCTTAAAGCTAACGATATTAGTGGAGTTGCTTATGACGGCAACCCTCTGTCAAAACTTGCACAGGTTATGCCAACTGTTGATCCAGAATTAGTACAGGCTAAACTCTATGGCAGAAACAGCTAAATACTACAGATCCAACCCAAAAGCTAGAGCAGTTAGACTCAAGCAACAAAAAAAATACAACAAAACTAAAAAGGGATTAGCCCTGCGTGTAAATGCAAATCGACTTAATAGACAACTTGGTACCTACGGAAATGGCGATAACAAAGACGCTGCTCACTATAAGGGGAGTACTACCAAGGGAAGACTACAGAAACCATCAGAAAACAGAAAAAGCCGACTCAAAATACGTAAATGACCCCATTACTACCTAGTCCAAAACATTACTTACAAAATTTAATAACCATGACAAGTTCAGATTCTAAACGGCTCTGGAGAAGAGCTATAAAAGAGCACTTCGATTGTACATGTGTTTATTGTGGAAAAACTTATGATTTTAAAGAACTTACACTCGATCATGTCAAACCTCGTAGCAAAGGTGGGCAGGATCTTACAACGAATGTTGTATGCGCGTGCAGAAAATGTAATGCAGACAAAGGTAGTAGTCATTGGCTTGGATGGATGCGAAAGGCATTTGGATTCCAGCCACTTCGAGAACTAATTATTCATCAACACATTATTAAAGGAACTTAAAACAATGGCAAGAAGAGGATTATCATCATCTGAACTTAAAAAAAAAAGAGATAAATTATCTCTAAAAATTAACAAAACATCTGCTGGGGAAACTCTTAACACTAGCGTTAGAAATAAAAACCTTAGTAAAAATAACAGTGGTAACACTTCTGGAGTTTCAACTAAAACTAAACAAGGTAAAAAAAGAACTCCAGCACAAATAGCTGCTGCTAAAAGACTTGCTGCTAAAAAAGCAGGAACATACAAAAAGCCTAAAACTGCACAAGAGTTAGCAAAAGCCAGACTTAAGAAAAAGAAAAAGTAATTTAAAACTATGGTCGCTAAACAACTTATAACTAAAGGCGTTAAAGGAGTGGTAGAAGCTATCGCTCCTGTAGCTAAAGAATTAACCGGTGGCGATCTAGCTTTAAAAGCAGCAGTGGACTCTGACCCTAAAGTTATGGCTATTAGGGCAGCTAAAGCTAACACCGGAGGTAGAGGTTACGGACCGGGAAGTCCTTATAGAGCAAAACGCCCTACAAAAACGTTAGGTCCTAGAAGTACCATTGCTACAAGACCTAATAAAATGATTGAAGCATACCCTGACGAAAAAGATAAAATAGAAAGATGGATGCGACAAGCGTATGCTTATGCTAGAGATCCATCTAAAGGTACTAAAAAATATCCATTAAAAGGTTATAGAAATTATATAGGACCTGATGGTAGAAGGTGGAGACCTAAACCTAGTCAAGGTGCTTTTGAAGGTTATCAATTAAAAGGTGATGACCAAGTTAAAAGAGCTGCTACTATAAAACGAAGAACTGACAGAGAAAAACCTTGGACTAAACCAGATCAACAAGATTTAATTAACGATGCTTTGTTAAAAATTGGAAAAGAACATTTGTATGATGATTTAATTGCATTGATGATTAAAGATTATAACGCAGCTATGAAGAAATTAGGTGGTCAAACAAAAGGTCATTTTATTTCTATGAAAAATGGTGGCTTAGATGTTGCAGAAAACTTTGGACCTCAAGCTGGTAAAAGTACTAAATCTATGGTTGGTGGAAAGTTAAAAATAAGAAAAGGTAACTATGCTGAAAAAGCAGATAGTACTGTTGGATTTGGAGCTGGTAAAGGTGTAGATAATTGGGATGATTACGTCCGCATGAAGCTTTCACAACTCGAAGGATAACCTTATATACATTTCTATATGACAGACGTTTTAACGTCCTTACAGAGCGATTTCAAGCTGTTTCTACAAGCATTATGGGACCAGCTTGATCTACCCTCACCTACTAGGGCACAATACGCCATTGCAGACTATCTACAACACGGACCAAAACGTTTACAGATCCAAGCCTTCCGAGGAGTCGGAAAAAGTTGGATTACTGGAGCATTCGTGTTATGGACACTCTTCAATGACGCAGAAAAGAAGATAATGATTATATCAGCTTCTAAGGAAAGAGCTGACAACATGAGTATCTTCCTACAAAAACTTATTATTGAAACACCATGGCTAAGTCACCTACAACCAAAGAGCGACGACGCGAGATGGTCAAGAATTTCCTTCGACGTTCTATGTTCACCTCATCAGGCACCATCAGTCAAAAGTGTTGGTATTACTGGTCAGCTAACGGGAAGCAGAGCAGACCTAATGATTCTGGACGACATAGAGGTACCGGGAAACAGCATGACGGAGTTGATGCGTGAAAAACTCCTCCAACTCTGTACAGAAGCCGAGTCGATCCTTACGCCAAAAGACGATAGCCGTATTATGTATCTCGGGACTCCTCAGACTACTTTTACTATTTATCGTAAGCTGGCAAGCAGGAATTACAAACCATTTATTTGGACCGCGCGATACCCAAGAAACAATACCCCTTACGAAGGACTTATAGCTCCACAGCTACAAGAAGATATAGACAACGGAGTAACACCATGGACACCTACAGATGACAGATTTAGTGAAGATGACCTTGTTGAACGGGAAGCCTCTATGGGACGTAGCAACTTTATGTTGCAGTTTATGCTGGATACAAGTCTGTCAGATGCTGAGAAGTTTCCTCTCAAGATGGCTGACCTTATTATTACTAGCGTCAATCCTACTAAAGCACCCGACAATATTGTATGGTGCTCAGACCCAAGAAACGTACTCAAAGATCTGCCAACAGTCGGTTTACCGGGAGACTACTTCTACTCACCTATGCAACAACAAGGCGAGTGGACAGACTATCAAGAAACAATCTGCTCCGTTGACCCCTCCGGTAGAGGAGCCGACGAAACGGCAGCAGCCTACATATCGCAAAAAAATGGCTTACTCTATCTACACGAAATGCGTGCCTATAGGGATGGGTATTCCGACAGCACCCTGTTGGACATACTAAGAGGCTGCAAAAAATACAATGTAAATACACTCGTAATAGAGTCTAACTTTGGTGACGGTATAGTAGCAGAGCTATTTAAGAAACACTTACAACAGACAAAACAACGTATATTAGTAGAAGAGGTAAGAGCTAATGTTAGAAAAGAAGACAGGATTATTGATACTCTCGAGCCTGTGCTTAATCAGCACCGTCTTATTGTTGACAAGTCTGTCGTCGAATGGGATTATAACTCCAACAGAGAAGCTCCTCCAGAAGAAAGGCTTTTATACATGTTGTTCTATCAAATGAGTCGTATGTGTAGACAAAAGTATGCAGTTAAGCACGATGACAGGTTAGACTGTCTAGCACAAGGTGTAAAATACTACATAGATGCACTGTCTATATCAGCACAGGAACAGATTAAACAAAAAAAAAGAGACGAGTGGAACGATATACTAGAACAATTTATAGATGATCCACAGGCAATGACTAACCATTTGGTGCTAGGATTAGACGTAGAGCAACGTAAAGAGGCTCGAGGTAAGTCTGGTAACAAAGGTAGTCATACGTGGGTCTAAGACCGGTCACGGGTTAATAGGGGAGAGAAGGGTGGACTCTCCCTCACTAAATACATCCACTGTTAGCTGGATATTTTTTTTAATATCACTTCTAACTACTACCACTAAATTAATTATGAACTGTTATGTATGTAACATCCCTCTTATATGGGGTGGAGATGAAGATATAGATGAAAAAGAAGGATTAGAACATAAAATAGTTACTAATTTTTCTTGTCAACAATGCGGATCAATCGTACATGTATACCATGGAAAATAAACTAAAGATAAACCACTTCAAAGAGTTATACAAGAGTCTGAAGACTCCTTTCCCACCCCTTAACTTCCTAATACTAGGCATGTTAGTTGGATTAGAACAAAGATGGATAAATCTAAAAGCAGAACAAACAGTAGACATGGCTATCGACGACTACCACGCAAAGATGGACGAGTTGTCAGAGCCAGTGTACAAAGCTGTTATAGAAGAAACAAAGGATGGCGGTTTTACTATAGGATACTTTCCTGAAGCTAAAGAAGAAGATGAATAATATAGGATTAGAAATACTATTCTGGACGATACTAACAATGTACGTTCTCACCCGTATAGGAGTTTTTAAATGAAGCTGTTTCTAGACTCAGCTATTATTAAAGATATAGATAAAAGATTAGACGCTGGAGTTATATCCGGTGTAACTACTAACCCTACACTAATTAAAAAAAGTGGTAGGGAACCAGACGACGTGTACGCTGACTTGATACAAGACCTAGGCGTACAAGACGTGTCAATAGAGGTAGATGGTAAGTATGCAGACAAACTTATAGAAAATGGCATACAATACGGTAAGCTTTGGATAGACCAAGCTACTATCAAACTACCTTGCACACCAGAGGGTATAAAGGCTTGTAAGATGCTTAATTTTATGGGCATACGTACTAACATGACGTTGGTGTTTAGCGTGTCACAGGCGATTCTATGCGCTTTAGCTGGTGCAACCTATGTGTCACCGTTTGTTGGACGTTTAGACGACAACGGACACGACGGTATTAACTTAATACGTGAAATAGCTTCAGTGTACTGTCATAATAGAACAGATACAAAAATATTAGCTGCCAGCATACGTGATGCTGCTACAGTTGGTAAAGCATTTCAAGCAGGAGCACATATTTGTACCATACCACCAAAGGTATATGACGATATGTTTAAGCATGTATTAACAGATAAGGGTTTATTTCAATTCTTAGCTGATAGCGGACAAGCATAATTTTTGACAGAAATTTCTCAGGTGTATTATATACACACGACGTCGGCAGTTTCCCCCATGCCGGGGGTCTCCCGTTACCGCAGGCACGCAGGCGCGTTAATTGATCGCGCACGTGTCCAATGCGAGTCCAACGGCTCGCTACCGCTCGCCACCACCCAGTAATACCAATGGTTCTCAGCTATTGTAGTACTGTCCAAAAGACAGCACTGCTGGTCGTGGGAGCGAGGCGCAGCCGAGCGAGTCTAAACATTCGCGACATGTGAGACGCGTGAGAGCAGCGATCTGTTGCCAAGTCAAACAACAATAATATACTACTACGTAGTTATATATTGTTACAGAATGTTAAGATGATTTGTAATGTGGTCTGGATAGGGCTTATACTGGGAAGGTAGATAGAGTTGTTTACGTTATGTTATATTCTCTCTCCTAGAATAGGTGAGAGAGATAATATAACTTAACTACAACTCTCTACTCACTGTTCAATTACAATTTTCGATTATGTTCAACTTTTCAATCAAGCCTACACCTCGCACTTCAACTTGTGTTGAAGCTATCCAAGTCAACCCAGTGCAAGGCACTGTGACTATGAGGTACACCAATGGCTATGAGTACAAGTACTCAAATGTTAGCAGAGCTAAAATCGTTAACTTGCTCATTAATGACAATATGTCATTAGGTTTCTGGATTCAAGAGCTATCGCTCAATGCAATCCGTGTCAGAGATTACCTTTACGGTAATACTGTTGCTACTGGTAAGCTATGCTACCAGTTCATCGGCGCCACTAACGACGCCAAAGCACCACTACCTTTCTAGGTAGTGTTAGCGTCTGGGTATTCACTTGCGGTTCAACTCCGCAAGGACGCTGTTACCCTTTAGGGTAAATTGTCCACCGTTTCATCCATCCTGTCATGTTTGTCCACATCACCAAAAAATCAAGCAATGCAAAAACAGGCAGAATGCCTGTTACGACTACTGAGTCGAGCTCATGTCCCACTACTTGTCCACACATCACTGGAAATTGCTACGCAAAATCTGGATTTCATCTTGCTCAGCACTGGAAAAAAGTCACCTCTCACGAGAGAGGTGGTTCTTGGTCTGAGCTTTGTGACTACGTAAGTAGTCTCAAGCCTCGCCAAATCTGGCGCCACAACCAAGCTGGCGACCTCGGTTATACAACCGATCAGCAAGGACGCGAGCTCATCAGACTTGACTTGCTCAAGTCCCTTGTCGACGCGAACAAGTCTAGCAAAGCTAGAGGCTATACTTACACACACCACAAGTTAGATTATATACATAATCTAGAGGCTGTTAAGTATGCCAACAACAACGGCTTCACAGTTAACGCCAGTTGTGAGACTATGTCTCAAGTTGACGACGCCATAGCTAACGGTATTCCGGCTGTGGTTGTCGTAGACAACAGCAAGGACGTACCAACACATACACCAAACAACAATAAAGTTGTTGTCTGTCCAGCTCAAACATCCGACACAAACTGCGTCGACTGTGGTCTATGTGCTCAAGCCAAACGCAAGTGTGCAGTAGCATTCTTGAGTCATGGCAACAGAGCAAAAAAACTTAATCAAACATTGGAGGCTATCACAAATGGATAACCATATTTATATGGTTTATGATGACTCAACTCCCGAGTCTACACGACGCGCGGACGAAACCCACAAGTCCTTGCTAGACAAGGGCTTTCGGGTAATTCACAAGGAAGCAGGATATAATTCTGCTCGTTATGAATATGCAAGAGTTGTAGTTAATTCGTAAGATTTAATGTAATTAAATAATCGCCAGACCTCAGTCTATGACTGGGGTTTTGCCCTTTTTATTTATTTTCACAAGCACACAATCATCACAATCAAGGACGCCACAATCATATGCCACAATCATTCACAAGCATGGACGCAGGGACGCAGACGCCCGTTAAATCTAAAGACAAGGACACACCACGTTATCCAGAACCAGAAGGTGACCCATCATATTAAGAATTGTTACAAATATCCACATACTTGACTATTACCGATTAGACTACTATTAGTTCACACACCCACCCATGAACACAATTACTTTCACAGATCAACAAATCAAGGACGCATTCTGCGACGTTGACTTACCAGAAGAAGGCTACAACAATCAAGGCTTCTACATGGGGTCAGCACAAAGGATTCGTTATGTCCTAGTAACTATGGAGTTATTTCCATCTGAATCTACTTTGTTTACTGAAGAAAACAAGTTTTACAACTGCATATCATTTGGTTACAAACAGTTTCCATACCTCAAGGACGTAACATGGACAGTCAACAATCCAAAGTTATTACAAGAACTCATAGACATGGACGAAGACGCGTTATATGAATACGTCGAGTCTAATGGCTATGACTGGCTAGGTGATGACTTCGAGCACATTAACGAGTATTTAATTTTCACATCTGAAATGAATGACGAATGGTACTTTGAAGAAGGTGACATTTGCAATGATTCAGAATACATGGAAATTCATAAGTACCGATGGATAAAAGACGAAGTATCAGGTTATAAGAGTGACAACAAATACGAGGTCGCATACATGATTCTTTTAGAAAGTGCAAAACTAAATGAGGATATTAAAAAAAGACTTACAGCTTTGGAGGTACGTCACTAATGCCAATCATTAAACTTAATCTTGACGAGCACATCGCTCTCACAAGAACACTTATGGGCAGAGAAGTACATGACAAAGACGCGTACGACTCAATGCTTGATAAGGTTCAAGACAGTGTAAACAACTTAACCGTGGAGGATTTCTAATGACTACTAAAGACAGACTCGATTACCTAACAGTACAAATGAAACGCATAGTTAATGGAGAACAACTAAGTTCAGATTCATTAGACCTAATGCTTTACCAATTAGAACTACTAAGTGCAAAGGAGACAAAATGACTATCTTTGAATTTGTCGAGAAGCTCTGCGACATCATCGGAGGCGAGGACGCATACTATCGCTTCGAGAAAGACGAGCTACTAAAGATGTGCCAAGAAATGAGCACATCACACGAAGAGTATCAAAACATGCTTGATTGCAAGGATGCAGCAGAAGTGCATGAGTTAATGAATCCTGCGGTATGTGACGTATGACTAACTACGAAATACGTGTCACACAGACATGCAGAGACTACTATCGTCTAGAAGCTAACAGCAAAGAAGAAGCAGAAAAACTACTTTGGACAGCACTTAGCACCGGTATCATGGGTAACATTGAGCGCAATGACACTATTGACAGCGCACCCAAGATCGACTACACTGTACAATTATCCCCCGAAGGAGAACCAATCTTATGACTATCGACGTCACACAACAAATCAATTACTCACAGGCAGTACGCAGAGCTCGTCCAGAATGGGACGACGACAAAGTGAGAAAGGCAGCCGAGTACCTTGTACTATACATGGACGTAAGGCTCA